CTCGCCGTACGCAAGGCGTGGTCACGTTGCCGGAGGTGACGGATATGCTGAAACGGGTGTTCGCCGGCGCCAACAGCGAGGGCGAATACTCCGCCGCGCATAACGCCGCGTTCTCGCTGGCGAGGCTTTACGGGCATGTGACGGACAAGGCGACGTTAGAGGTATTGCGCAAGCCGTCACGCGAGCCGGACGCGCCGAGCGAGCAAGTGCTAGGGGATTGGGTCGCGGGCTTGCCAGGGCCTGTGATAGAGGCGAGCCCTCTAAGCCCTCCGCTAGAACAGGGCTCAAAAGGCCCGCCTCACGGCGCGCCCGCGCCGCTATTAGGGCTCGGGACCATGGCAACCCCACCCTCAGGGCCCGAGCCCTCAGGGCTTGAGTTGCTGGCCGGCAACTCGGCGAGCCCTGAAAAGTTGACCGCGGTCAACTCTGGCGGATTGCCTAACGATTTCAATGGCTTAGCTGCGCCACGCGACGGGGATGGAATCGGAAACGGGGCCCCAGTCGGGCCGGTAACTGGGACCCCCAGGAGTGGCGGGCGCGCCCCCCTATTGAAAAAACGGGTCCCTCTCAAGCGGCGTAAGGTACCGGTTAAAAAACGGGGAAAAGCCAAGGCCCGAGCCCTGAAAATCCCTAGCGCGAAAGACCTGTTCGGATGAAGATCGTCACCGGCTTCAAGCCGCAACCCGGGCCGCAGCACCACTTCCTGACCTGCCCTGCCGATATCGTGGTCTACGGTGGTGCTCGCGGAGGTGGTAAGAGCTTTGCCTCTCTCGGCGAGTTCTGGTGCCATGCCGAGGACTGGGGCTCGCACGCCAAGGGCTTGATGCTGCGGCGCTCGCGCGAGGACTTGAAAGACACCATCGACACCGCGCGGCAGATGTACGGCGACGCCGCCGAGTGGAAGGACAAGGAGAAGCAATTCCGGTTTCGCAACGGCGCGGTGTTTCACATGGCGTATCTGGAGAGCGATGCCGACGCCATGAATTATCAGGGCTGGTCTCTCACCCGCGTCTACGTCGAGGAGCTGACGCAATACGCTTCCTCCACCGGAATTTTCAGGTTGTTCGCTACGCTCCGTACAACTTCGGGCGCGCGCTGCCAGTTCAGAGCTACCTGCAACCCCGGCGGCCCGGGCCACCATTGGGTGAAGGACTGGGTGATCGACCACGGCGCCTACCGCCCGATCAAGGATGAGAAGACCGGGCTGATCCGCATCTTCATTCCGGCCAGGATCGTCGACAACCCGGCGTTGCTGAGTAACGATCCCAACTACATCAACCGGCTCAAGGCTTCCGGCTCCGCCGCGTTGGTCAAAGCCTGGTTGGACGGCGATTGGAGCATCATCGAGGGCGCGTTCTTTCCGGAGTTTTCGCCGGATCGTCACGTCATTCCGCCGCTCGCCCGCATGCCGTCGCATTGGACCCGCTTCCGCTCGATGGATTGGGGCTCAGCGTCTCCGTTCTCCATCGGCTGGTGGATCGTGATGCAGGAGGATGTCATTCACGCCAAAAGACGTATTCCTAAAAACGCCATCGTGCGGTATCGCGAATGGTACGGCGCATCGAGCCCCAACAAAGGCCTCAGCCTGCCGGCCGATGCCGTCGCAAAAGAACTGGTGCGGAGAGAAACCGATGGCCAAGGTTTCCGAGAGCCCATCGCCTACGGCGTCATGGACCCTGCCGCCTTCGCGGTCGTGTCAGGTCCGAGCATTGGTGAGACGTTTGCACGTCAAGGCGTGTACTTCCGGCGTGCCGATAACTCGCGTGTCTCTACGCCGAAACGGATGGGTGGTTGGGATCAGGTCCGTTGGCGGCTGCGAGGCGACGACGACGGCGACCCCATGATCTTCTTCGTCGACCATTGCAGGGATGCTATCCGCACGCTGCCGATGCAGCAGCACGATGACAACCGTCCCGAGGACCTCGACACCGAGGGCGAGGATCATGCCGTCGACGATATCAGATACGCCTGCATGTCCCGCCCGTTCGGCGCCAGCGTCGACCACGTCGAAGACCTCAACCCGCTGCTGATCAGGAACGCATTCAAGCTCGACGAACTCGGCATGTAGGGGTATACGTCCGAAAGCCTGCTGCTTCGGCTTCTGCGAAGCCTCCGCAGGAGGCGAAGCAGCCTGCTCCCCGCAGGAGCATGCCGATGCCGTCAGACCCTAACGCGATGACGCCCGAATTACGCCAAAGACTGGCGCAATTATTGGCGCGGCAACAGGGCTATCTGGCTCCCGGCGCCCCGCTTCCCCCGTCCGGCGGCGCCGCTTACGGACCTCAACTTGGACCACAGCCGCAGCCGTTTGCCGGCGCCAGCAACATGTCGATCCAGCCGGGCAGGCCGCGTTGATGTCGGAGACCTCCTACAGCCAGGCCGACCAGCGCCCGCCGGGCATCGCCCCGGTCTCCCCCGAAGCCGACCGCCCCGATGCCCCGCCGGTGGTGCCGGACGCTACCACCGACCCCAAGGATATCGATCTCGGTTGGTGGGAACGCGCGCTGTCCGACGCCGAGCGCGCCGAACGCAACTGGCGCGCCAGGGGCCGCGACATCGTGCAGATTTACCGCGGCGACATCCCGATCACCCGGCCGCGCAGCGGCAAGTACAACGCCTCCTCGACTTACGGCACCCGCCAGGATCAGGCCTCGGCTTTCAACATCCTCTACGCCAATACCGAAGTGATGCTGCCGGCGACTTACGCCAAGCCGCCCGATCCGGTGGTTCGCAGCCGTTTTATCAAGAAGACCGCCGACCCGATCCAACCGCCGCCTCCCCCGCCCCCTCCGGGCGTCGCTCCTCCAGGCCTGGCGCCTCCCGGCATGGGACCGCCGGGAGCGCCGCCGCCGCCGCCGGGGGTGCCGATGCCGCCGAGCGGTCCCCCGGGCGCTCCCGTTGGTCTCCCGGGAGCCCCGGGGTCGCCGCCTCCGCCGCTTCCCCCGCCCGGTCCACCACCTCCCCCGGCAGCGGCCGGCAGCCCCCTTCCGCCGCCGGTGGGTCAAGCTCCGCAAGACCTTGGCCCAGGAGCGTTAGGGGGTCCGCCGCCTCAACCACCCCCAACCCCCGGCGGCGGGCCTCCTCCGGGAGGGTTCAACGGAAGCCCCGCAGGGGCTGGAGTTGCTCCGGGAGCGGCTCCACCCGGTCTCGCGCCATCGCTCCCCGCACCAACCCCGCTGGGCCTGCCGGAACAGAACGACATCGAGACCGCCGCCGCCGTGATGGAGAAGGCGCTCGACATCGTCGTCAGCGATGAAGCCAGCCATGAAGCCGTCAAGTCCGCCGTTCGCGACATGCTGCTGCCAGGACGGGGCGTCTGTCGCGTCCGCTGGAAGCCGGTCCTCGACAAGGTTCCGGTGGACGACCCGGTGATGGGTGGCCAGCTCAGCCATCCCATCACCGGCGAGCCGCAGACTAAGGAAGTCAAGATTTGGGAGACCGTCGACGACGAATACGTGTTCTGGGAAGACATCCTGATCGATCCGGTGCGCCAGCATTCCGACGTCAGCTGGGTCGCGTTCCGTCATCTGTTCGATCAGCAATCGCTGTTGCAGGAATTCACCGACAGCCCGCAGCTGAAGCAGCTGCAGGCTCAGAACCGGATTTCCGATCTGTTCAAATGGACCGAGGAAACCGCCGCCAAGTCTCCTGTCGGCGGCGGCTCTCCACCGAAGACCGCCTCGCAACTCGACGCCGTCATTCGCAAAGCCATGGTCTGGGAAGTCTGGAACCGCTCGACCCGGGAAATCATCTGGTTGATCCGCGAGAGCGGCGGCATCGCGCTGCGCGTCGATCCCGATGCCTTGGGCCTCGAAGGCTTCTATCCCATTCCCAAACCGATCTATGCCGTCGTCACCACCGACACCATGATCCCGAAGGCGTTCTATGACCTCTACGCTTCCCTGGCTGCCGACATCGATGACACTTCGCGACGGATCTCGGATCTCACTGCCAAAATCAAAGTGCGCGGCGGCTACAACGCCGCCAACAAGGATATCGCCGCGCTACTCACCGCCGACGACGGCAAGATGCTGCCGGTTGACGGCGTCGATCTTATGTCCGGAGGATTGCAAAATCATATTTGGCTGGTGCCGATACTGGAATGGGTTAACGCGCTCAAAGAACTCTACGCCTCCAGAGATCAGCAGAAGAACGCGATCTACGAAATCATCGGCCTCTCGGACATCATGAGAGGGGCTACCAACCCGTACGAAACCGCCACCGCGCAGCGCATCAAAGGCACCATGGGCACTGGCCGGATGCAGAGCGTCAAATCGTCGGTCGAGAACTTCGTCAAGGACTTGATGCGTCTCAAGGCCGACATCATCGCTCGGAACTTCGACGCTGAAACGCTCACCAAGATGACCGGCGAACAAGTCACGCCGCAAGTGATGGCGGTGCTTCGGTCAGACTTCACCCGCACCTGTTCCAT